AGCGAGCAATTCACAGTATTTGTGAAATGCCCGGTTCTGCTGAATTGTTCTGCGGTTTGTTTGGTCATCCATAGTACGGCCAAGGCTTTCTCAAATACTCTATGAACTTAAAAGCAGGACTGCTGTCTGTTTTGTATAAGCGTACCGTGGTTTCAACCGCTTTGGCTGATCTCCCGATTTGCTTGGCAATGATGTGATACGGGATACCTTCAATGTGCAAAGCAATAATTTTGCGTTTTTCTTTTTCAGTTAATGGCTTTTGTGCCATGCTCTTTCTCCATTTCTCTGATTGCTTTTAACGCTGAGTTAAGAAACTCCTTAGCTTCTTTGTACTCATTCATTGTCATTTTGATCTCAGCCATTCGCAGATCGCGCCTAGCTTTGTCTTTTTTATGAAACTGCTCTGCTTTCATTTCATGTTCCTTTTCATGTATTCCAAAGTGCTAGTTGTTACGCCATGCTTTCTTGCAAGCTCTGGGTCGCTGTATTTACGCCAAGCCTCTTTGCGCCTCTTTTGTTCCTTCAAATCTTTGAAGATTTTCTCTTTTAAGACGGCATGAAGTTTGTGCGTCTTTTTTGTTTCATCGATCATATCTGTGTCTTTCATGTATACTTCCTAGTGCCTCATCGCTCCATTTGAGGTAGCCCCACTTCGGTGGGGCTTTATTTCAAAATGGGATTTCATCGTTTATGTCTGGATCAGGCATTGGAGTCTTAGGTTGAACAGGTTCGATATTTTGTCTGATCTGATTGGTGTGGTGATTGGCTTCAGCTTCACGCTTGGCCTTCATCTCTGCCTTTTTAACGTAGTAGTTTTCCCTCTCGACATCAGTCATCGGCCTGAACTTAAAACTGAGGTTTCCGTATTGATCCACCCAGGCACTAAACTTCAACGGCTCACCCATCACTTCTGAGTTGCCAGTAAAGTCAGGTGAGTTCGGATTTTTCTTTTCTTTCTGCCGCCATGCTCTACCCCATCCATTGTCTTTCGGATATTCAGTTTTTTGATATTCGCTCATTTCATTGCCTCAATTTTTTTCGCTTCTGTTTCAATGATTCGACACGCCTTGATCACTTGTTCGCCAAGCAACTCGATGTACTCTTTGTCGCGTTCTACACGAATCAAAAATGGCGGTAGTGATGGGTGATAACTTAAAAAGTCCACCCACTGCACTTTTGGCATTACCCACATATAACCCATGACTTGTGGCTTGTAGATGCTAGGTAGCTTGCCATCTCGCAAATATTTGATGTGTGTACTTGGTGCAGGGCATTTAATCTCTATCGCACCATCAGCATTGACTAGCCCATCAGGGCTTATGCCTGCTTCGTATTCTGCGTGTTTGATGAAGCCTACGTCTGTCACCGATACACCACGCTCAAACTCAAAAAACGCTTTAGCGTCAGGTTCTAATTCTCGCCCACGAATCATCCATTCGTTTTCATAAGTCTCTGGTATCTCACCTGTGACCTTCTGAGCGATCAACTCATTGATGTATGTGTCAGCAGAGCTAGATGGTTTCCCATCTGCCCTGATCAATTTAGAAAAGCCTGAGCCAGACGGACAACCCAATCTGGCCGCAAACCATTCCTCACTTCTTTGTTCGTGATTCAGAATTCTCATTTTTCTTGTCCCCGAATATCCTTTCGTAGTTTGTCGAGAACTTCTGCTGATTGATCTTGCGTGGCCTGTCGCCCTTGCCCACTAGACTCTGACGCTTTGTCATGTTTGCCATTTTGTTGCTCCTTCTTACGTTTCAAAGTTGACATGGCATTGTCGTATCTGGATTTCATAATATTCTCTGGCCTGTCGCACTGGAAAGCTTTACAGAAACCTTCAATGTCTGCTTCTGTTTCATCAAGCAATTTTTTCATAGCGTTGAATTCAGTCACAGTAATATGTGTGTCCACGACATGACGACTCATAGCCAACTCAGCATCATCATCGACTGATGGGATACCTGCGATTGCTTGTAGTGCGTAACGCCTTGCATAAGTGATTGCTGACCCTGCTGACTGCGGATCGTACTTTGGCAAAGGCAGAACAAATTCATGCTCCATCCATTCACCTGACTCATGCATCAATCGAGTTTGCACACCAACACCTTGTTCTGTTGATATTGGAAACTGTGCGTATCCGATTTTGTTGTTAGCCCATGCTTCTTTGATAGCCTTGATGACCGATGTTAGATCGGCATAGTTTGACTTGAAAAATGGGTTTGCTGAGTCTTTGACTGCACCTGTCATTTCAGACTGTGCTTTGATAAGTGCCGCCTGAATCTTAGCGACTGATTCACTTGTTTTCATTACATCGCTCCTATGTAAGTGAACCTATATTCTATTGCGAAAAATTGTAAAAGTAAAGCAAAAAAAACCCGCTAGGGGTTAGCGGGCGAATGAGGGGTCTCTGCGGGAACCCCGAAATCAATCCATCAATTCAAAGTGCGGCCCGTCAATGAATGGACGCTTGCCTTCATGTCTTCTAGTGTCAATGTAACTGGTCATTGCCTTAGCCATAGACTTTCTCCACTCCCGAATGTCCATGACTGTCCAGGCTCCGCCCCATCTGACAGCGACATCAAGTTCAGTAGCGGCAATCTTCATTGCTTCAGCGATGTTGTCGTAGACGTTAATTTCCCAACAGCCTCGACCATCAATGTATGCCATCAGGTCAACTGCTAGGCCATCGAGATGCTTTGACTTCATTGTCTTTGATGCACCTTTAGCAACTAAGGCTTTCTGTTCTTCTTCTGTTCGCAAACCTTGAATGACACCAAAATCTGTATCAGTCACTTCAATGGCTCGCTCAACGACTGCGACTAGACGCTCGTCAACGCCTTCTAAATTGTCTTTCGATTTCTTTGATAGTTTGTAGCTCATTTCGTTAATCCTTTTGACTTTTCAAAACTACGCATACCGCCAAGACCTAGCATACCTAGTAGCACTGTCATCAGCGAGTCCATATCGAACGTAGGGATTTCAGGTATCTCTGCCCCAGACCACGCAACTCCAAATACAATGAATGGAGCAAGTACAAAGTGATATCCCAACGCGACTCCGCATACCCATCCGATAAAGGGTCGCCATCCTGCGACAAAGATTGATCTGTGTTGGGCTTCTGCTTTGTTGACTTCAACTTGTGCCATAGCCGCTTCATGGGCTTGCTTTTCAGCCAGTGTTGCAATTTCATGGGCTAACTTTGCCTTTTGGTCTTTGTCCTCGACAACCTTATCGAGAACATTACTTACTGCGGGAACTAGACTGCTGAGTAAACCTAACACGATCTATCTCCTTATCGTATGGTTTCCTGCCGCATTTATCACAACTGCCGACAGGTCGAAATAAAAAAGCACATCCACAGTCAGTGCGGTATTCGTGTTGTTCGTACACATAACCACACATCTTGCGTTTCACGGCTAACTGCCTTTGTCTTGCTTCTTGCTGATCGCATCACTAGCAAAGAAAGCTGAACACAAAACAGCTATCGAGGCAAAGTAGGTAGGTGCGATGTCAGAAATAAGTTGAGCCGCTTTGCCCATGCCAAAAGCATCAGCCAAGAATATGCCAAAGGGATACAGCAAAAGGCCAAACAACGCGAACCACGCCATCTTGCGTTGCGCGTCTCTTTGAGCATCAGCATCTTCCATTTTACGGCGGCGATCCTCAAGCTCAATAGCCAGTAACTCATCAGGGTCGAGAACGCCATTCCCGTTCGTGTCATACTTTTCTAGTTCCGTCATTGCTTAATCCTCGTCAAGAATGATATCAAATGCGGCTGTGATTCGTGCATTATTGGAACGAACCGTTGCCCTAACATCGATATCAGATTTTTCAGGTATCTTGATTGGGCAAGCAAAGTGATAGAAATATTCGCCACCATCACCGCACACTTCGAATGTATGACCTACACGGAAAGCAGATTCACCAAAGTAGCGAACGAACATATCTCCAGTAGCATCAGCACCATCCTGGCAAGTAGCAACACCTTGTATCAAGTATGCTGTATGACCTGCGGGTACAGTATAGACAGCCATCAATGTTTGGCCTTTGCCCGCTGTGATTTGAGCAACTGTTGTAGCACCCGCTTTGATCGTGACATTGCCAACATTTGTCGCTGACCCGTTGGTCATGTAAGCGCGATAGACTCTGATAAACTCTGTTGTTGATGCGTTACCTGTTGCCGCTGTCAGAGTAACTGTCTCATTAGCTACGTTGTAATTTGCATCTAGTCCTTCGATATAGACTTCTTTGTCAGCATCACTAGCGGATGCTCTGTCTACTGTAATCGTTGTAGCTGATGCCCAGGCTGACCAAGGGTATTCAGTATCATTGACGTCCCAGATTATCCCTGTGTTGTTTTGCGACATGGCAGGAACAGCACCGAACTTATGTATGCTAGAAACATCTGCAAATTGACCTTTTGCGATACCTAGTGTTGCATTGGCTAAACGCACACAATCCATCAGTTGAGACATTAGTTACTTTCCTTTAAGAGATATAAGCCACAGTAATAGGGCCACGGCCCCGCCCACAGCACCGAGAACAGCAATGCCAACAGCACAATACAAAAATCCATTCTGTATGGCCTTTTTACGAGCCAGTTTCTTAGCTTCTGCACGTTTCTTTTCGTTCTCCCGCATTTGCTTACGGTTAGTTATGAACTTCTGGTAGTCATCCCACAGTCCTGCCCGACCGTTATAGATAAACATTTGCTTAATTTCAGCTTCTTTCTTACGAATATCTTCCAAGGCAAAAAACGCATCCATGTCGCCATCTTTTGCTTTCTTTTCTATTTCGCCTTTAGCATCAGCGAGTTTAGTGAGTTGCGGCCCCATCTCACCAACAGATTGAACGTGACCTGCAAACTCTTTGATTGCGCCGATAGCCTCGTTTGCGATTTTGATGGCGGCTATGGCTTCAAAGATCATGGCTACGTCTTAGCGAGAAGGGAAATGAGGAGCATGATCGTTGCACCTGCTGTGCCGATCATTATGGCTTCGATGCGTTTGATTCTTAGAATTGTCTCAGTCCAACGCTCAGTACAGACAGCCTCATGCTTGGCAAAATCTGCGGCCAAGCCGTCAATTCTTTCATGTGCTGAAGCTACTGTACGCTTATCCACGTTGAACCTCCTTTAAAGTCAACGAATTATATCAGACGTTTACTCTGCGGCTCTAGCCTCAACCTCATACGGGTTATCCCAATATCCGTATTTGATCGTGTAGTACAGATATTTAATCCCGAACTTGAGTCTGCCTTCTGTTTCAATTTGCTCGATGTGCTTTAGCTCATGCCGAATCAAAGGCTCGTCACCAAGATGGTCAGGGTGTATATAAATGGTGTTCCAGAATGAAGTCCATCCTTTAAACCCCAAGCGATCCATGTACCACTTAATCACGCCTTTGGCTGTCTTGATGTGTGCCATTAGCTGTTGTACTCGTCAATGACAGGTTGTGGTGTTGCATCGACAACAGCCTGAGCTTCTGCACGTTCTGCGTTGTCCTGAGTAATCAGTGGATTCTCAATTGTTTCAATCGTAGGCTCTGCCATTGGGTCATCTTCGTCATACACAGTGCGCTCGACCGTAGGCTCTACTGGGTCAATGGCTGTGACGACAACAACTTCCTGTTGAACGTACACTGGATTGCCTTCATCGTCATAGACTGGCATACCTTCGTCATTGACTTGCTGTTCAGTTGTGTCCTGCATCTCAGTCACTTCTTCACGGCCATCAGCCACGATGAACTGAGCTAACCGTGTGACTGCTGTGGTGTAGTCTTGCAGTTGCTTGTTAAACAACCACTCTGCCGCAATCGTTG